TACAAGATCTCATACGAAACGAGCGAACAGATGATAGGAGGTAACGATGGACGGTAAAGTAGAACTGACTATTGATCGGTACGAGGAGCTCACTGCGCTTGAGCGGAACATCAAGGCGAAAGAGAAAGAGCTTTATGATCTGAAAAGAATTGCTACAGACGAAGGAAATGTTCTAATTTATAAAAGAAAGTGGCAAGATTGCCATGGCTATGTATATAACAGTTCTTGGGAATACAAGGGCAAGGATCAGGTTATGAATGACCTTGTTGATAAGCTGAAGGCTTCTGACAAAGAGAACGATCGGCTAGGTGAGGTGGTCACTCAATACAATTATGCAGGATTTTTCAACAGGCTTTATTATCTGTTTCTTGGCAGACTGCCGGGAATGAAATAGCGCTTGCCAATCCGCTGAATCCATGATACTATCAATCATTCCTTCTTTCCTTGCCCGCCGGTAATTCCCTGCCGCCGGGCTTTTTTATGTCACTTGCCGGAATAGGGAATCTGCGGTATAATGGGAGTATGGGGGAAGCATGAAGAAAATCCAGATACTTGGCAAGGATTATAAAGTTGAATATGTGGATAGCAAGTCTCTTGGCGGAGCATATGGAGACTGTTGTACAAAAAAGGCGTATATCAGGATAAACAGGGAAAATACAAAACAGCATCAAGAAGATACCCTTCTCCATGAAGTGGTCCACATAATCAGCGATGAAATGGACTTAGAGTTAACAGAGCCACAAGTAAGGCGCCTCGCGACGGTTCTTTATTCTATCGGGGTAAGGGTGCATGGCTAAAGACAAAGCTCCGGACAGACAGATACAATTCGCGCAAGAATACGTTGTAGACTTCAACGGGAAGCAGGCGGCTATAAGAGCCGGATACTCCGCAAAGAGCGCTGAAGTGACTGCCTGTAAGATGCTAAGAACGGCTAAGGTGCGTTCAGAGATTGAACGATTGCTTGCGGATGATGTTGGAAGACGGAACGAGATACGTGAGCGCAATATAAATGAGCTTTTACCATTAGCATATACTGATGCGGCTGTTGAAGTAAAAAGAGACAAAGACGGAAATGTCATTGAGGTCTCTTTCCGTGACAAGCTCCGGGCTATAGAGCTTCTTTGCAAGATGCACGGGCTGTTCACTGACAAGGTAGACGTGGACTTGCGCGGATCGCTTAGCGTTGTCCACGACTTATCAAAGCTCACCGACGAAGAGCTGAAGCAGCTCGAAAAACTAACCGCCAAAATTGAAAACACTACCGACTAACCGAGAAGTAAGGATAGAGCTATCGCGTCGTTCCCTGTGGGAGTTTTGCCGTTTGCTTTCGCCTGATTTCTACAAGGAAGACCGAACCTATCTTAAAACATTATGCGATACACTACAATCGCTTTATGAAGGGCGGCTGATAGATGGGAAAGGTAATAAATACAAAAACCTAATACTTGAGATACCACCGCGTCACGGGAAAAGCAGGACGCTCACAAACTTTAGCGCATGGATACTTGGGAAGAAACACTCAAATAAAATTATAACTGCCTCTTTTAACGATGACCTTGCACAAGACTTTTCAAGATACACGCGGGATATAATCGCAGAGGAAAAAAACGTGCCGGAGCAGTTTGTCTTTTCTGACATCTTCGATGCTAAAATAAAGAAAGGAGATGCCGCCTTAAACAAGTGGGCGCTTGAAGGTCAGTTTTTCAACTACAAGGGCTGCGGTATAGGCGGCTCTATAACCGGGAAGGGCGGGAATGTCATAATTATAGATGATCCAGTCAAGGGCGCAGATGTAGCATATAATGAGCTCGCATTAGAAAAAATATGGCTTTGGTATACCGGCACTCTTATACAGCGTGCAGAAAGCGCGATAAAGATTCTTTGTATGACACCGTGGGCGAGCGGCGATCTTGGCGGAAGACTGCAAAAGATACAGCCTGAAAAGTGGTTTGTACTATCTTGCCCTGCACTTAAAGACGGCGAAATGCTTTGTCCAGAAATCTTGTCACGCGAAGAATATGACGAGATGAAAAAAATCGGAGACGAGAATATCATTTCCGCTAACTATGATATGCAACGTCTCGACGTAAAAGGGCGGTTGTATTCTGGGTTCAACACCTATTCAGAGATACCAGAAGGCACTACTGCAAGCGTGAACTATACTGACACGGCAGACGAAGGCAAAGATTATCTTTGCAGTATATCCGCAAGAAAGAAAGGGCTGCATCTATATGTAACCGGTGTTCTTTACACGCAGGACGCACAAGAGACCACCGAACCAGCGACCGTACAGCTTTTACAGGACACGAAAACGCAAGAGTCGGTTATAGAATCAAACAACGGCGGGCGAGCCTTTGCGCGGAACATTCAGAGGATAGCGAATGAGCGCGGATACCGGACGTCTATACGATGGTTTCACCAGAGCGCAAACAAGCAAGCGCGGATACTCACTAACGCCGCTGTAGTGCAACAGTATGTACTGTTCCCCGAGGGATGGGCGGTCAAGTGGCCGGAGTTTTACAACGCTTTAATGACGTATCAGAAAGAGGGAAAGAACAAACACGATGATGCACCAGACGCACTTACGGGGCTGGTAGAGAAGTTTGGAACAGGCATGAATAGGGCTGGCGCATCCTCTAACGTCCGGGCAGTTGCAAGAATCTAAAAAGTAGTGTATACTATTTCATACACAGGGGGTGGGTATGGACGCGCAAACAATCGAGAAGCTGATAAAAGAACATAAGCCTTTAACGACGCGGTACTTCGACCAGAAGGCGTACAAGATCGGCGAGAACGCGGCGATACAACAGCTTCACCCGAAGCCTGCCCCGGACAACCGAATCCCTGTCCCGTTTATCCGAAGGGCAACAAAGCTGATCAAGGGATACTTTGCAAAGGTCGGAAATATCACCTATTCAGATTCTACCGGATGGTTCGAGAAAACGCTCGCTGACATATTCGACAGCAACGACGAAGAGTTGGAAACCGCGTCAATGTTCGAGGATGCAATTTGTTACGGCAAGGCGTTTGAATTGCACTGGTACGATAAAGACGACGGGTTCCAGTTTTGTGTTATCCCTGTTTCGCAGTGCATTCCGATATATTCCGATGACCTGAAAAAGAAACTGATTGCGTTTATCTGGTACCGCGAGAACGGAGACGAAGAACTGGCGACCTATTACGATTCAAGCGAGTACCTGGAATACCGCAAGAAGGACGGGAAGTTTGAGGCCGTCAAAGAATCAAGCGGGACACACTTGTATAACCGGGTGCCCGTTCTTGAAGCAAACATAGACAGGGACGGCAGGAACGTCTTTGACCACTGCCTGCCGCTTATTGATATGTACGACAAGATCATATCAGAGGTCGGGAATGAGCATGAGAAGTTCGCTAACAGCATCCTTCTTTTACGTGATTATCTCGATAGTGTAAACAAAGATGAAAACGGGCTTACCGATGCCGACAAAGTGAACCTGTGGCGCGTGATGGATAAGCTCGGGGACAACGTGCGCGACGCTGCGGCATACCTTGAGCGCAACGTCAATGATACGTTTATATCAAACACACTGGACAGATACGAACGGCTGATATACGAAATGCTCTGTCTGTTCAATCCAAATGATGACGCGTTTGCTACTTCAAGCGGGATAGCACAGGCGTATAAGTTGCTTGGCTTTGAATATCTCATAGCAGACATGGAGAGCTACTTTGCAAAGTTCCTGTACGATCGTATCAGGCTTATAGCCGGTCATTCGGTTGTAAAAGGTCTTGAAGATGCCAGCTCGGTAACTGTATCCTTCAAGCGGAATCTGCCTTTCGATGTTGAATCTACTGCGAATATCGTCGCTACGCTTTCCGGAGGCGAAAAGGTAGTAAGCAAGGCAACTCTCTTGAAGATGTTCCCGTCAACGATAATACCGGACGTAGAAGCGGAGATTGAAGCAGTAAAGGCAGAGACTCCTGCGGTTAGCAGTCCGTTCGCAGGTTCTGAATGGTAGAGCAATTAGTCTACCAGTTAGAGACCGACATACTCGGGCGTATCGCCTATTACCTTTCCCGTGGTTCAGTAGCGTCAGCAGACTGGCAGACAATGAAGCTGCGGGATTTAGGACTATTGAGCTATGACGTACAGCGAATCATAAACAAATACCGTGGACGGATTCTTTTACAGACAGGGCGCGAGGTCGAAGCATCAGCCGATGATATTCTTCGCTTAATCCGCGAGAACAGCCCGAAGGGTAAGAAACTGGTAGCAACACGAACGGATGCAATGCGGGATATAATCAATACATGGGTATCAAGCGCGACAAGTAAAACCAACACAGCAATGGCAACGCTTGCACAAAGCGCTGGTAAAAAGTATGTAGCGGCTGTGTCAAAAGCCAGCCTGTCTGTAGTGACTGGAACAGATACTCTACAAAAGTCTGTAATGCGGTCAATAGGCGAGCTTGAAAAGCTGGATGCCTTTGTCGATTCAGCCGGTAGGACGTGGACACCAGAGGGATATGTCAAGATGGTTGTCCGCGATAATCAACGGCGCGTTTCTACGGAAACGATGTTTCAAGCTGCAAGGGAAGGCGATACTGATCTGGTGGAAGTCTCTAGCCATGCCGGAGCGCGTCCAAAGTGTGCGCCATACCAGGGAAAGATATTCTCTATTTCAGGAACGCATCCAAAGTACCCGCCACTTTCTTCAACATCGTACGGAGAACCGGACGGACTGAACGGGATAAACTGCGGGCACATATTCTACCCATTCTGGGAAGGGGTGTCTGAAAAAACATACAGTCCGTTTCCTGCAAAAGAAAACCGCGAGACCTACGAACAAAGCCAGCAACAACGGGCGTATGAGCGGAAGATCCGTTACTACAAGCGGAAAGAGGCGATAGCACGTGACACCGTAGGCGGCGAACAAGAGGCGGCAAAATGGAAAGCGCGCGTCAAAGAATCACAGGCAGAGCTTCGAGGATTCATAGACAAAACCGGAAGAACACGGCAAAGAGACCGCGAGGCGATTTACACTTGACAAGTGTATGATTATGTGTACAATGTAGTGTGAAGTAATGTATACACGTATGAAAAACCATACAGTGTATTAAATACTATACAGGTGCGGGGAACCGATCTGTAGGCAAAGGAGATATCATGAGCGAAGAAATCAACGGTGCTGCTGACCAGCAGATCGAAGAGAACGCGGAAGTAAAGCCGGTAAAAGAAGCCGGTCTTACAAAAGAGGACCTTGAGGCACGTATCGACAAGGTAAACAAGGAATGGCAAAGCAGGTTCGACAAGCTCCTGTCTGAAAAGAAGGAGAAGGAAAACCAAGCGCTAACCGTTGAACAGCGCATTGAACAGGTCGAGCGCGAACGCGAAGCAGAAAGATTATCTTTCGCGCGTGAACGGGCAAAACTTGGAGCGAAGATCGACGATGAGCTTGATGCGGCCATTGGATTGTACCGGTCAGACAACCCCGAGGAAATCGTGAAGGGCGCTGAATCAATAAAGGCGTTCTTTGAAAAGATGAAAGCCGCTCATGAAGCAGATAAAGAAGCGGCAATAAAAGAGGCACTTGCACAAGCAGGCGCACAGCCGAAGCCAAAGGGCGGAAGTGATACACCTACCGACCTTAAGGCGCAATATGAAAAAGCCCTTGCAGACGGCAAGGGAACCGAAGCCTTAGCAATCTTGGAAAAGATGCAGGCTCAAAGTAGGAGATAAACATGGCAACTACTGATTCTGATGTCCTGAATTACCGGGGAGTACTTTATGCACTCGGAGCTAACCAGGCCCCGTTTCTCGCGTCAATCGGCGGAAAGACAAAACGCGCCAATGCGTTTACTTATCCGATAGCACAGCCCTACAGCGTAGGAAACGGAGCGCAGAACGTCTATTCAGAAGACAATGCAGCCGGTACGCTTACCCCGACCACTGTAACGCGTTCACAAGACACAAACGTCGCGCAGATTATGCTCTATGCAGTAAAGACAACTTTCAAGAAGCAGTCTGTTTATGGTCAGATGTCCGGTGTAAACACCAACGATGCCAATCCCGTTCTTGATGAGCTTGGATTCCAGAAACAGGCAGCCCTCATGAAGATGGCAAAGGACATGGAGTTCACTCTTTTGCAGGGTGAGTATGTAGCCGAATCGAACAGCGCAACCGAACAGTCAACTCGCGGCCTCAAGCACGCTATTTCGACAAACACCGTAGTCGGTGGAAGTGCTGCACTTGAAAAAGCAATGATTGAAGAACTGATCCGAAAAATGCTTGCAAGCGGTTCTCTTATGATGGACCCGGTTATTCTTTGCAACTCTTTCCAGATGCAGCGCCTTTCAGACATTTACGGATACGCCCCACAGGATCGCACTACCGGCGGTGTTGCGATTGATCGTATTATGGTTCCCAGTGCCGGGAATCTTCCCACTCTATTCAGCCCGCAGATGCCGACCGATGAAATCTACATCGTAGACCGGTCTGTCTGTTCTCCGGTGTTCGTACCTGTTTCATATGTCGATGATGGGAACGTGAACCCGTCCATAGACAACGTAAACGGTGTTGACATTCTGTACCAGCCTACCGCGATAACTAATGCGGCGCGCGGTGGATTCTTCTATACCCAGTTCGGATTCGACTACGGACCCGAAGAGTACCACGGATCGATCACTGGTCTGGCGACCACTGCGTAAGGAGTGAATCATGAGCAAGTTTGAAAGATCAAGCGCCATATCGAAGGGATTGGGCAACGCCCTCGAAACTATCGCTGACACGGGCTCCCTTCCGGCAATTCGCGGACGCTGGTATTTTGTAGACCCAAAAAAGGGTGCAGACACTTCCAGCGGGAAATCAATCGACACGGCGCTTGCCTCTCTTGCAGAGGCAAATGACCGCGTTCTCGACGGTGACGGTATCGCTGTTCTTTCCTACGGGAACACCTCGGCTGAAACTACCTCTTACCTCAAGAAGACTTTGAACATTGCAAAGAATGGGCTGACTATTGTAGGTGTTGCCGCTCCAACCATGTTCGGACGCGCGCGCATTGCAAACAAAGCTGTAACCAACGAAGCATCAAACAACATGAGCCAAGCCGCGAACTCGATCAGCCGGGAGACTGGATCGTTCATTGATGAAGGCTGGGAAGTTGGGATGACCGGGACTATTGCAGATTCCGGATCAAACAACGGCGAAACCTTTACCGTTACCAAAGTTTCGGATCTTACGCTTACTGTTTCGGAGACCCTGAACGTACAGTCGAAAGCCGAGACCGTCTCTTGTGTTCTTACCTCATACATTGCAGACCTGGTTACCTTCAGTGGTGACAACCTCGCAGTGTACAACCTGAACATAGGAAACTTTTCTGATCAGGCTGGATCGGTAGGCGGAATCAAAGTAACGGGTAACAGGATATACTTCTGCAACTGTCACTTTGTTGGAGCAGGACACGCAACGCCCGGAGCGGTGACAACCGCCCGTAACGTGCTTATCGATGGTGCGCAAGAAGTTCTGTTTGAACGCTGTACTATCGGTACTGACACGGTATTGAAGGATGCCGCAAACGGTGAAATTGCTGTAGACGGTGGAGCATGGCGTATCCGGTTTAAGGATTGCGAAGTGCTTTGTTATTCCGCAAACGAGGGCAAAGGCTGTCTTAGCTCGGTAGACGCGACCTCATGGTCAGGTGTTTTGCTGTTCGACCGCTGCCGGTTCTCAATGTGGAATGAAAACGGCATGAGTGCCGCCGATGATGGTGCATCATGGTTTATCGGCACCGCGCCGACTTCCGGATGTGTTTGGCTGAACGAATCGGCTGAACTCGGATGGGCTGCATGGGATGCTACCGCTGCAAACGACCGTGTATACGTTTCCAATGGTGCGGTACACGCCGCTGGTGGCGGAATCGCAATACTGACAGCGTAATAATAGGCGGGGAGCAATCCCCGCTTGCTTTATCCGAAAGACACGCCACTGGCGCGGGGGTATAAAATGTCAACACCAAGACTGACCGAAATAGTGGAGAGGGAACTATCTGGTTTTCCATATCTTGCTACTATTTATGACGCAGATATAGACACTGGGTCACCAAAACAAATATCAATTACAACCGGAGCAAAAAAGGCGGTAGTTAAAATTACCGTAAAAGCTAAAACAGCGGCAACCGTTGCGTTGAATACGGGTCTTGTAATAGGAACCGGGGGAAGTGCAAATGAGGGAACTTCTGTAGCTTTCGCAAAGCGTGATCAATCAAACACGTCTACGCCTTTAACTGTTGTAAAACAAGATTATGTATTAGGTACTTCTGGACAAACTGCCGGTACTGCTGTAGTAACTGACTATATAAATCCAGATGATGAAATCATCATAAAGTTCAAGCTCAAAGAAAGCACCGCTTATGGTCTTGTATTTACGCCACTTGCAGATGGTGACATTGGCCATTTCTACATAGAGTTATACGAGGCGTAGACATGGCAGTTATAACGCTCGCCGAGTATAAGACGCTCGCCGGAATAACCGGAAACGACAAAGACGCACAGATCACAGCGCTTATTCCTTTAATCGAGGACGACATCATCGCAATCTGCAACTACGACTTTGGACAGGGTGAGGACTTTCCCGAAGGAATGAAGCTCTATGCGGCACAGATGATAACCTATCAGATGGTGGCCGCCGGAAACGTCGCAACAATGCAGAGCGAGAGCATAGACGGGTACTCGTATTCACGCGCTGAAATAGGGCGAAGCGGGTATCCTTCAAGCATTGAAACCGGGCTAAAAAGCAAGTGGGGCCGCGTATCTGTAAAGATTCCGCAAGCTGTTACAAACTACCGAGACCGGCGCGGAACTGGTACGAAGGCATTGTCAGAGAATGATCCGATGTACGGATACCCTGGGGTACCGATATGAGCCAGCCTATAAGCCCGGCGTTGTTAGTACATTCCGCTGATCTTTATTCCTGCACCGGTGAAAACCAGTACGGGCAGCCGTCATGGAGTTCGACAAAAGTCGAGCTGACAAAAATACGCGTTTCTTCTACAAAGCGAATGACGCTAACGGCGCTGGGCGAGGCGAAGAACGATCTGTTTGTTTTAACCTTTGATTGTACCAACTCTTTACCGTTCGGTACCACGTTTAATGAGCGCGACAAGATTGTGTATAACAGCAAGACGTACTTTGTACGCGAAGTAAACGCCCCGAGCGGGGACAGTTCCGGCGTGCATCATTACCGGCTTGCATTGGTGGGATCATGGTAAAAGTAGAGTTTGACAAGACAATGGTAAAAGCAAAGATAGCAAGCAACGTAAGCCGCGCGCAAATGGCGCTTAGCGTACAAGTTTTGAAAGACAGCAACTACTACTGCCCGGATGCAGAGGGGACGTTGATGAGGTCCGGACGGGTAGAGGATTCCGGAACTGCTGTTTCTTGGGATACACCGTATGCGCGAGCGCAGTATCACGGATTTCCGAATAAGCGGAAAGACAAGAACCCGAACGCGAGTACAAAGTGGTTCGAGCGTGCGAAGTCAACAAAGCTGAAACAATGGGAGGCGCTGGTACAGAATGAGTACGAAAAAGGGAATTAGGATAGAAGAACTGGCAAGTAAAATGCTTGAAGTTACAAACGCGATCCGCCCGCTTGGGGTCGGAGTTCTTACCGATTATAAGGCAGAAACTTCCCAGCTGTTTGACAAAGCTACAGTACAATCTGTAACTGTTACGCTTTTCTTCAAGGAGCATGAATGAGTATAGCAAGTGACGTAAGAACCTACCTGCTCGACGAAACTGACCTAACCACCATCTTTGAAGATGCGTTCGGATTGGAGCAAAACGCGGTGATGATCCGCAGTGACCCGTCAACCGCTAACGTGATCGAGTACGTTGACGGTTCATACACCGGTACACAGCAGTTATCGATCTACGCGCGGAACGTGAACCCAGCAACCGCACAAGCCGACCTTGAGACGGTCAGGGCAACGGTGGATAAAAAGGAAATAGCGCTTACAGGTGTAGGCGTTTTGAAAGTACAGGCAGTTTCTACGGTGTCTTTCGTGAACAAGGAAGAGACCGGAGAGTTCATCTATTCAACAACCGTTGACGTGACGTTCGACGGGAATAACCCTATAGGAGTTTAATATGGCATTAGATGCAGGGACTATGATCAAAAAGTATCACGTTGCGCTGTTCCTCAACGGTGGTACACCGACTGAGCCGGAATGGAAACAGATCAAGAAGAGTACGGACAACACAATCACGATGAACGCGGAGACGCAGACGTTCGACTACATTACTGACGAATCTCCGACCACCGAAATCAATCGGTATGCTCCGAGCCTTTCGCAACCGATAACAATGTACAAAGGAGAGCCGGACTATGAGTTTGTCTTTGACAAGTTCTTTAACCAGGCCGTCGGTGCTGCCGCTCACAGTGAGATCCTCATTGTATTCTACGGCGCAGACGTTTCGTCAGCTTACAAGGCCTGGAAAGCGTCTTGCATCCTTCAGATCGACAACATGAATCCGGTTGAATCGACCATCACCGCAACAATTACATTCAACGGCACTACCGACAAGGGAACCGTTGTTGTAACCGACGGTGTACCGTCATTCACCAGCTCCACAGTGACCGAGTTTGCGTATACCGTAACCGCGACCTCTGACGGAACAGAACCGATTGAAGGCGCAACTGTTGTAATCGGCGGTGTTGAAAAGACAACCGACGCTGCCGGAGAGGCGGTCTTCTACCTCATTAACGGCAAGACCTACGTCATCGGCGCGTACACCGCGACGGCAGAGGATTCCGTAGTCGAGACTGTTGCTGCCAACTCCCCGGCGATTACTTTGACGCTGAAATAATGGACTTAACAAAACTGGTACTCCCGGATTCCGTCGAGGTTTCCGGGAGATATTACAAGATTCACACGGGCCATCCGTGGTGGTTCAGGTTCGCGCAGATTATCGAACAGGACAAGATATATCTGCGCGACTTTGACCATCTTTACGTTGACGATGTACCCGAAGACAAGCAGGCGGGCGTTGATGCGCTTGCCGAGTTCTTCTACGAAAAGAAAGAAGTACCGCGTTCTTTGGATGAACCCGGGGACAGGGTGCTTGACTATGACATTGACGCAGACTACCTGTACGCCGGGATTCTCCAGCAGTACGGTGTAGACCTGTTTGAAAAAGAATTGCACTGGCACAAGGTCAGAGCGATGATATCCGGACTACACGGAACAATGCTGAACGAGATCATGAGCTACCGATGTGCGAAAGATTCAAAGAACACCGAACTCATGAGAATGAAACGAATATGGGCTTTGCCGGAAAAGGTAAGCGAGGAAGAAAAAGAGAAAATCGCGGCTTTCCATGCGCAGTTCAAGTGAGGTAATAAATGGCTGACGGCAAAATTATCATAGATACCGAGATAAACCAAAAGGGCGCAGACAAAGACCTTGATAAACTTGACAAGCGTCTCAAGGAATCCGAGAAGTCTGGGAAGAAAGCAACCGCCGCACTTGCAAAAACAGGTATAGCCATTGGTTCCGTTGCCGTTGCCGCGAAAGCCGCCGCCGCTGTTATTAAAGACCTCACTGAAGCATACAAGAAACAAGAGAAAGCCGAAACACAACTCGAAGCAGCAGCGCGTAATAATCCGTTGCTTTCAACCGCTTCGGTAAAAGCACTCAAAGACTACGCAAGCGAATTGCAGGGAATAACTGTATACGGTGACGAAGAGCTGATTCCCTTCATGGCACAGCTTGCCGCGTCAGGGCGTACGCAAGTAGAGATAATGGAAATCATGAGCGCGGCTACTGACATGGCGGCGTCTGGTCAGTTTTCTCTTGACAGTGCTGTCCGGAACCTGAACAAAGCATACGGCGGATTGTCAGGAGAGCTTGGTGAAGCTATCCCGGAAATAAAAGCGCTTACCGCTGAACAGCTCAAGAACGGCGGCGCTACAAAGCTCATGGCCGAACGGTACAAGGGAATCGCTGCAGAGACAGCAAAAACAACCGGAACAAGCGAACAGCTTGCCAATGCTATCGGCGACTTGAAAGAAGAGTTCGGAGCGAGCTTTGAAAAGACTCTTGCGCCTGTCCGCCGATTCTTCACCGAGTTTGTTTCTGGATGGGCTAATGCAAAAAGAGCCGCGCGAGATTACACCGAAGCAAAAGAGGCGGCACTTCGCGGAGAGGTTACAGAGCTGGGTGCATCAGCAGTAGCAAGCGATAAGTTTATCGAATACCTTGCCGTTAGAGCAGATTACGAGGCAGGTCTGGCATATAACTCAAAAGAGGTTAACGACCAGCTGCTCGCTAGAATGGAGTTGTTAAAATCAGAGTATGAACAGCTTCGGGCAAACGAGATACTTGCGCGAGAGGGCGGGCGCCAAGCAGAAAAAGACATAAAGAACAAAGAGCGTGAGAAAAAACAGGACCTTGAACTTGCGCAATATATAAGAGACGCGATGGCTGCAAGAGAAAAGCAGCTTGAACTTATTCGCTTAACCGCAGAGGCAAACGGAGAAGAAGCAAGCGAGACAGACATTCTTAATGCAAAGATGCAGTCTTTTGTTTCTCTTATTTCAGAGTCGAATGGAAAAATAACCGACGGGCACCCGCTTGCTCAAGAGTGGCTTAAAGACATACGCGACACCGCAGAGGCACTCGATGACCAGAACGCCGCGCTTGCGCTGGCTACAGAATTGCAACAGGCTCTCACAGAGGCGATGGGCGCCATCACTGAAATAGACGACCGCGACGAAAGCGAAAAGATGCGAGAACAGCTTGACGCGCTTGACGAACTGTATAAGCAGGTCGAGGATAGCGAGAATATCTCCGCAGACAAGAAACTGGAAATATATCAGGAATACACAGACAAGCGCGCGATCCTTGAGAAACAGCTTACCGAACAGATCAAGGAAGAAGAGAAAGCGCGTAAGGCCTCGATCCGTGAATCGTTCGAGGCAAACCTACAGATAGCCGCAGACTTTGCAAACCAGTACCAGCAGTCAATGGCAACCATAGCTGCGCTTGCCAATCAAGCCATTGATACAGACGCGGAATACAAAACGCAAAAACTACAGGAACAGTATGACAAGGGCAAGATAAGCGCGGAAGAGTTTGAAGAAAAGAAAACCGCGATAGAACAAGAGGCCGCAAAAGACCGGTATAAAATAGCTATGTGGGAATGGACGGCGAGCATAGCAACGGCGATTGCCAACACCGCACTGGGCGTCACGAAGGCGCTCGGGGAAGGCGGTGTTCTCGGGATAATCACCGGTGGCCTTGTGGCCGCGGCAGGTGCGGCACAGCTAGCCATGATATTCGCGAACAAACCTATTCCGCCTTCATTCACAACCGGCGGTATTATGGGCGGGAATTCATACACCGGTGACGAGAACATCGCGTTACTCAATTCCAGGGAAATGATTCTCAATGCAGGTCAGCAGAAAAACCTTTTTGACCGGATAAACTCAGGAGACCTTGGAGGCACTAACGTACAGATATACAACCAAGCATCCAACGACGTACGCGCAACCGCACAGGTAAACGAACGCGGAGTGCAGGTGTTTATCAGGAAGACGGTTGCGGCAGACATGGCACAGGGACGATATAATGATTCTTACCAGTCTATGCAAAATCAATTATCCGGCGTAAGATACACATAGGAGAAACGCATGGCAGTAGCATGGCATCCAGATGTAAACAAAAAAGCCTATGGGATGGACACGGCTCCGATGGAGAACGTCGAGCGCGTCGAGTTTGAATCAGGAAAAGCCAGAACATTCCTGAAGAACACCGCCGCTAAAAAAACACATTCGTTTATGTTGAAAATGGATGATGTCGGGGATAATTCAGAGTACAAGAAGTTCGTTGCCTGGTGGGAGTATACACTGCTCGGCGGGTCTCTTTCGTTCTACTTCCCGGATCTCATTACCCATGATGGCTACACGGAGTACCGGCCTATCGGAACATATTCCGCAACCGGCCAAAAGTGGAAAGAGGTCTCTATTACCGTGGAGGAAATGTGAACGTCAACTTTGCGAAACTTTGCCGACGTACCGGCGGGTATAAACTTGCATGGCTAATTCAGCTAACAGGGCCAGGTCCCTTTCTTCGATTCGTGAACAACAATGAGGACGTTTCATTTGGTGGCCGTATTTATTCAGCGGCTACATTCAACTACACGCCCGGGGAATCTGTTCACGGAATGGACGGCGGTGGAACACTTGATATCGCTGTTACTGACAATTCGGTAATAGATATGATCGAGCTCTACAGAAGCGTAAAACTTGACGTTGTAGGTGTGCTTGTAGACTCTACTGTAACAGAGATACAAGGATTCTCTCACACGTGGGGATCGGTTTCGTGGGACGGAAAAAAGGCGTCGTTTACCTTTGAGAAAGATGAGAAACTCTCCATGACTTTCCCGGCGGTAATACTTGATCCGAGTGTTAATCGCGGGAACGCTGGCTCAATGACCGGAGCCAGGTTGCCCAGAGGCGGGTGGGTATGACATACGAAGATTTACTGATAGTCAAGTACAAAGAAAACGGACGCGATGAAAATGGAATGGATTGCTATGGATTAGTTCTTGAGTGTTGCGAACGAGCAGGAACACCGATACCGGATATCGTGTTCGGGAATGATTCGGCGACGCTTCCGGAATACATCCGTACCTTGAACGTACAAGAGATAGGCTTCCCGGTTAAGGGGGCTATTTTGCAGTGTACGCTTAACGGTGATCTACATATCGGTTACCTGATAGATAAAAAGACTTGTCTACACATGACGTATGGTGGAGTCCGGGTAACACCGGTTTCCGCTTTGAAAAACAAACGATACTTTGAGGTGATTTAATGACAGTAACCGTATGTAAGACATTATCAGATCACAGCGTAACAGAATCGGTACAACCAGGTACGCTGTCAGATATATTCACTTCGCTTGGTTTGGGAAACGCCGTTGCCCTGGTGAACGGAAAGATAGCTGCTCCAGAAACCGTTGTGTCTGATGAAGACGTTGTATTCATACGGCAAGTACCGAAAGGAATCGTAACCGGCTTGATAATTGCCGCCGGTGTTCTTCTTGTCGCTGGCGCCGCATACGCCGGATATGAAGTATACAAGATGCGCAAGCAAATGGAGAGGTACAAAGAGGGCCTTTCATCTTTCGGCGATTCCGTCACAAACCTTCCGAACGTAAAAGGGGCCAATAACGTCCGGGCTCTTGACCGGTCGATTCCTTACATCATCGGGAAAGCGCGGGTTGCCCCGTATGTTTTGAGCGAGGGTGTAATAAGCATAGAGGGGCAACACGGGCATATGTACCGGCAAGTTCCTTACATACTCGGATATAGCAACCTTGTTTTGCGTAAGTGTTTTTCAAACGGTCGTGACGTCTATACGTTCACCGGCAACACCCCGCAGCAAGGACGGTTCTCTGTTCCGGATATCTCTCGGGGGACCCTTGTCGTTGCGCAGACTGGGGTACAGTACACAGCCTATCCTAGCTTTATGAAAAATACATATGTTACAATAGACGCCGGGGACCAGCTGCTTAAAGCAGACGATCCTAATTACACGGCGCTTACATATACGCTCCCGGAGAACACCGCCGAGGCCCAGGTATTCCTTATGTTCAACGGTCTGCGCAAATACTCGAGCGACGGAAAAAACATGGCCCACTCTATCACCTTGCGACTGACGTATTCTATAAATGGCGGTACGACATGGAATCCCCTTACGTCGATAGGCGGAACAACTGGCGATTATGTTGTATCTTACAACCGCTCGACACAATTCAGAACACGTCAAAGCCTTTCCCTTCCGTTCGAAATAACAAGCGTCTTGACCGAGCCGATACAGATACGCATAGAGTGCACAAGCAACATGACATCGGGAGCGCTTGAAGACGTCTTTGTGCAGTCGATTCGTGCACTCACGTATGATCCGCAGGCGTCTATTGAACGGAATGACTATGTTTTCCTTCCGGTCATAGACGAAGACGTCGCTAAAAAATGTTGTATAGTCGGGCTGCACGCTGGAGCCAGGAACTCGATAGACGAGGACGCTTTCCGAAACCTTGCCTTCATCGTAGAGGGCATGGCTCGGACTTGGAACGGCACAACATGGGGGAATAGGGCCACGACGAGAAATCCTGCTTCATGGCTGCTTGAAGTTTTGACAAGCGACGTCCACCCGCAGTCGAAGATAGGGCTTTCAGAAATTGACCTTGATTCATTCGGCGAACTGTACGAGTACTGCGAAGAAGAAGGGATTGAGGTCAATATGGTGATCCTCGAGGGAGAGCCAAAAGAAAAGATCATTCAAAAGATTTGCGACATCTGTTACTCGACGTTGTACAAAAACCTCGACGGCAAAATTGCAGTAGCAACCGACAAGCATAAAGAAAACGCCATTGCGATAATCAACACACAAAACTGCTTTTCGTTCACAAACAAAAAGGACCTGACCCCGCAGGTAGACGGCCTTAGGATAACGTTCATAAATGAAGACACTGACTACGAACAAGACGCCTACGAGGTTATGCGTCCCGGAGTAACGAAGGACGCTAACTCAAAGATTCGCGCGCTGACCGTTGATGGAATTACCAAGTATGAGCAGATAGTCAAATACGCGTGGCGGCTCATGGCGATAGAATCCGCACGGCCAAAGGTAACCACAGTTGAAATCGGCAATGAGGGAGTTTACTATACCCCGTTATCAAAGGTCCTTGTACAGCATCCATCGTTAAAGAACGGTCTTGGGTCCGCTGAAATAAAGAATGTTGTCATGAGCGGGACTGACATGATCGGCCTTGACTTGTATGATCCGGTAGTCTACGACTCAACCGAGGCTTCGGGATTCGGCGCTGTCATCCAGTGCGTAACCGATTCTTATTCATCTATTCTTGCGAAGGCATACACGGCAGTGTCCGACGGACTTGTTTCTACGATAACCTTCACAGTACCGATAGACACCACAACTGCGTCAGTAATTCCGCATGCGGGTGATATTTTTTCCTACGGGCTTCTTGATGCAGGCGAGTTCAACACGATAACCAACGAAATGATGATAACCAACATGGCGCAGACAGAGCGCGGGTATCGGTTAGACTTGGTTGACTATAACGAGGCTATCTATGAGTACGGCGAGATACCGGTGTATACGCCGAATATAACACCGACAAGAATAACGAGATATGTCCCTGCAGCACCCCCGCCCGCAACGCTAGACGATGTTGCAGATGCGATCGAGAGGATAGCGGATATCGGCGACCCCGAATGGATCCCGGACACTGTTTCCGTTGTACAAGCAGTTGCATCACAGAATGAGATAGCGATTAGTTGGGAGTGGTCCGGCAGCGGAATAGCTAACAACATAAAACGATTTATCGTTGAGCTCACAAAGAACGGCGGGACTGATTGGCAGATTATTGCAGAGCCAAACAGCAACACCGCTGCGTATTCATTTGATCGTGATGATGACGGATATCCGGAAGCCGATGATTTCTCGACTTGGCGAGTCCGCGTGAAGGCAGAGAATGTTTACGGCATTGTCGGAGAATACGGCCCGGACGATGCAGGACAGGCCGTTGACTCTTCGCTGTACATCGGTTGGACTCCGGAGACACCGGCAATCAATACACGAGTTTCTGGTCGGGGTGTGTCGGTTGGTTGGAGCTTTGCGAAAAAATGGTACGGCCAGGGCGATGTTGACCTGCAAATCGCCAAGGGGTACACGGTTGATGAAGATGGTGAAATAGAACTCATCACCGATACCGGCACCCTCGTCGCGTATGCACCAGCAACCGGCGTTGATCCTGTTGCGAGTTACGAAAACTACCGAGAGGGTGATCCTGACGGATTTCTTACTCGCGCCGGAAGTGCTTTTTTTATCGCGCTACCGTTGTACGGACAGAATGAAGATCCGATTTCCTCCCGGGATACTCCGTACTATATCCGGGTCCGGAGCGTATCGAATCAACCAACAACCGCTGCACCGAGCGGTCGAGAAACGAGCGACTGGACGACCTGGACGCTCGTGTATGCACACGCATCAAGTGCTCAGGACGTTATTCGCGCATGGAAACTTGACGATCTCGGAGAGAAGGTAAAGGTTGACGGCGCTCTCGGTGCTGACCAGATTTACGTGAATTTCCTCGCGGCACTGTCATCAAACCTCGGTGTTATTACCGATGGTGCGTTGCAAGGTAATGAAAACAACATGTGGGCACTGTCTCGGATTTACGAGGATGACGGGACTACCGTTAAATATTACGAAGGAACCCTGCGAGTTGGAGACTCAAATCAGTACCTTCGCTGTACACCAGTTGTGTCCGGTGGTGTGGTGACAAGCTATAACCTGGAGTTCAAGGTCGGATCGTTCCTTGTCACTGCCGTTGGTTCGGTTATCAATGGAGAGTTCGAAGTACGGAATCCCGCCGGTACAATCGCCAGGTTGAAAGTCGATAACACTACCGGTGCAACGATCGTCTCCGGCGGTGGTGATGTCTCGCTTTCTCCTGGAACAGGACGACTGCTCATCGGTAAACCTGCGGCTGCACACATTGCCATAGATGAAAACGAGATCATGGCTAAGTCTAATGGTTCTACACCGGGAACGCTTTATCTCAATAACAACGGCGGACTCGTTCGGTGCGGTGAAGATTTGGAAGTCGTGAGGGATTTTTCTTGTCCAAATATAGATTGTGATAATCTTACCGTTAAAAGCGTCAAAGGTGCAAGTCAGACAATTATAATTGATTCTACGGGTGATAGAAGTAGATGGATACAAATTGGACAAATAAATAATACTTCTGGTTCTTCCGGTGCTGCTGAAAGAGGATACATAGATGTTGAGGTTTATAATGGAAGGGATATTGCAGCAGCATCAAGTGCAGGAACACGACTCATAACCGCAACCAGAGGCGGAACTTTTCATGCATCTCATATGCATTACGGTAGTTTATCTGCCACTTCTGAAAGACGGATTCAGTTTTCAATTAGAAATGATGGTAGCAACAATTTTTATTTATATATATACATTCCAACATATGTATACACTTATCTAAAAATAAATGCTAATAACAATGGCAAGGCAACGCTTATTGAACAAGAACCAATCGGAACGGAAGTTTATAATTCATCTGGTGCTGGTAACATGAGTATTTCAGCTAACGCATCTAACGCAGCTAACGCAGCTAACGCTGATCTCCTCGACGGACAGCATGGGAGCTATTATGCACCGATAGCAAGCCCGATTTTTACTGGAACACCTAGACTCGATACTGCCGCCGGTATCTTTCCCTTAGCACAGGTATATACAGGGTCTGACGTCTATTTTACTTACCTTCCGATGGGATCGTACATTTGCGTTTATGACGCTTCTCAAACGAATAGACCAAGAAATGCGTCCTATCCAGTTTATCGACGGGATTCGAGTACTCGTGATTATACCTTTGATAGTGGAGATGCCTATGGTGTTTCCCTTCCGGGGACGTGGCGTTGTTGCGGTGTAAGCGGGTCCGGCTCAAATTCATATACATACTTAATGAGGAGGGTAGCTTAGTGAAAATAGAAAACGTAAGGAATCCGAAGTGGGCAGACAATAATCATACAAACATCATCGTTGATATCGACCTCAATGGTGAAACTGTTCCGTTCGTTGCATCTCCAAACGACTGTACAGATTACGGCCCCGAAATCTATCAAGACTGCCTCGATGGAAAATACGGGAAGATTGCCGAGTTCTCTGTCCCAGAGAAAACGATGGAAGAACTCGAAGCCCACGCAAAATCAGAACTTGACCGGCGGCTACAGTCTCTCATGACAACAGAGAATCAGGCGCTTGCAGAAGTGGATGATGACTTCAAGAAATCATATAAAATGAAAATTAAGGAATTGCTTGATGTAAAAAAGCAAAAGGGTTGGCCGGATAATATTGTCTGGCCGGATGAGGAGTAACACATGGAACACCAGATCGTACTTAAAATCATTCTTACAGCAGTAGGACTGATTACAACGGCGGCGCTGACGTACGTTGGCCGTCAAGTAGCAAAGGCTATTGCTGTAATGCGCGAATCTATAAAAGACATCGGCGAAATGAAAAAGCTAAACGCCGCACAGAGCGAGAATATTGTTGCTGGCTCCGAGGCTCTTTTTTGTTTTGCAGAATCACAAAAAGAAGTAATAATTGCGCTTAAAAACTTCGGGCTAAACGGGCAGACAAAAAACGCATTTGAGATGCTCGACAGGGGTAAGCGGGTTTTGGAAGAACAAGAAGGGCGAAACAGAAAACGCGCCATGGGGGTAATATGATTCAGTCATGGATACGCAAGGACTTCCCGTACCGCCCCGGAGCAGGAAGGACAGGGGACAGGTTCGGGCTACGTTTAGATGGCTTCGGTTCTCCATACCATCCAGGTGATGATAGAAGCGGGACACCACGCAGGGCGGTTATGTGCTTTGACGGTACGATGACCTGGCGGTACTTGTCCGAGGATTCAGTGTTCGGCTCTATCACAAAGATGATACCGGATAATCACAAATACACCGAACTGCAAATAGCGCACATGGTAAGGAAAGACGGGAAGAAAGATCCGCTTAACTACTGGCTAAGACAAGGCGAGGAACTGCCAGTGATCCCGGGAGACATCGGACTATCAAAAGGAATACACACACATACAGAATGGTGGATTAAATACACTGATGCGAATTACGACTTTTTCAAAAAGCAGGGCGTATGTATACGCGACGGGAACACGCTGAACACGGCGTATATCTACGACCATTGCCGAAAGAATAATCTTAATCCGGCACAAGTAACGGAGGAACTGGTTGAACAATTCAGTAGCTGGAACATATCCGAGGCGTGGACTACATTCTGTATTCGTGAGGCTTACCCTGTAGAGCGTACGCCTTCATGGGGACGTGGGGCTGTCATTATCGCAGATCCCATGCTATACTTGGATATATGAGGTGACGTATGGAAAAAATACTTGATAACTGGGGCGCGTTCCTATTGGTTGTTGCTGGCCTTGTTGCTGCCGTTGCCGTGCTCTTTGCTATAGCCGCACTATTTATCGGCAAGCTCCGTGATTCCGGGATAGACGAAATCAAAGCCGGTCCGGTGTCGATAGACTTTGAGGATAAGAATGACAATACTTGAAATGTTTCGCGCAATCCGTCGCGGCGGATATAATCACAACCGCATTGGCGTAGACTGGAAGGTCGAAGAAAAGATTCTGCTGTTTGAGGAAACAGATGACAAAATAGACTGGCTGTACAACTTCCTTTCAGTGTTCCGGATACCGGGAAGGCTCGGCGGCACATGGTTCATTTTCCCGCTCGGCGCATGGATAATATGGAAGTCTATAAAGGGAACTGTCAAGCGTCTTGCAAAAGAAGGCAAGATAATTGCAGTAGCAGGATTCTCTCTTGGTGGATGGCTGGCCGCTTACAGTTCTGCGGAGACAGGACTTCCGGGCTTTACGTTTGGATGCCCGCGTCTTGGGCTTGGTGAGCCGTATATTTTCGGAAAGGTTGTTCACCGAAAGACGCCGGGCGATATCGTCGCAAACCTTCCGCCGTGGGGAAAAACCTACGGGCAGGTGATGATACTCAACAAACCGTACACACCTAAGAAAAATCTTGATATACTTGAATACGTGGAGATGGTGACAGGACACTCGCCGGACGAATACGAAGCGAGGTTGTCATGAATGAAAAAAGAAGAATGGCCGGTATTCTTGTTGTATGTTTTGCTTGTGCTTTGTTTTTGGGTTGCACTTCTACGCCTTCCATGACTCCCGAAGTCATCGACGTACAGACAGGATTGACCGACGCGACCGACACGCTCGGCGACGCGATCCAGGATTCCGCAGATTCAGCGCAAGAGATAGCCGACGTTACCGCTGGCACAGAGTACGCCGATCTAACCGCGAAACACGCGAAGGAAGTCCGGAAACTTGTCGAGCTTCACAAGACACTGGAAGAAAAAGTCACGGCTGCAAACGAACTGTCTTTGAAACTCGCAGGACAGAGCGAAGAACTACGCACGGAGAACCTGGAACAGAAAACCGAGATAGCGACACTCAAGGGGCAACGGCTCGCGCTTATCTTGATACTCGGGTTCCTGTTTACGTTGCTACTTCTCTACCTCTATGCCCGCATTAAAAAGTTAGTCTAAAAATCCGCGACGCGCTAAGACCGCGGGCCGGATTCGCCCCCTAGTGATAGGGGGTTTTTTGTCAGGTTGAAGCAGTTGTTATGCGCTGGCTAAAATCAACTATGGCAAGCGCAGTTTTTTTCATAAGTTCTGGACTTTTTATTTCTGTAAGAACTTCCTGCAATAGCTTGTTTTGTTCTTCTGCTACTGCCTTCATAATAAAATACTCTGAATCCCAATGGGCATCAGACATTCCGTACATAGTTACACCTCCCTGGTTGACCGAACATTTGCTTAACCTGCAAGGCCGTTAGGACTTGTCAGGTTGAAGCAGTTGTTAGGCTTCTTTTCTCCATATTGTCATAACATCGGAGAATTTAACTTCTTTTTCCTTTGATTCATTTATACCTGTAACAAACAGTCTTTCTGAGTCGTGAATTACACCAGTAACATAATAAATACCGCCATCTTTCAATTCAACTAATTCACCGCAATCAAAGTTCATCCCATTCTCCTTTGCAAATTATCCAGATAACTTGTTATCTGGTTGTTTGTCAGCCTAACATATATTAGACTTATCCGTCTAACTCCCCCAGCATCTCCGCGTACCGCTTGCGCTGTACCGCAGCACGCATAGCACGCGATTCCCTTCTTTTCAACCATTCCTCAAACGCATCCGCAGCGTATGAGCCAAGTCGTTTCTCCTGCAGATCAAGCGCGCTCATGCGCTCAAGCTGGGAATCCGTCGCTTCAAAAACAGCCCGCTTAGGCATCTTTTCCCCTCCTTTGTCCGCAAGGACGTTAACACGGTATTGCGTTGCAACCCTGCGCAGCCCTGCGTGTTTAAGAGTATTTTACACCCATACCTCCACCGCGTCAATACCAAAATAATGCGAAAATGTGCTTTTATTCATAAACATCCCAGAAGTCGAGGCCGAAACACGCGCGAGAACGGCCATGATCAAGCGCAAAAATAGTTTTCGGATACATTGTTGAACTACATATAGCGTACCCTTAAAACCGCGCTATAAACATATATACTGTAAAGACTTGCGCAACCATAACCGAAAAAGGCTTCTGAAAATCCATATCTAGTGTTGTTTGTCATATTTTGACGGTGTTCCGAAGTACAAAAACTAACACAAAAAAGATAAAAAAACGCTTGACAGTTAAAAGATAATCAGGCTATACTGGACCAGAAAGGAGGAAAGGAATGGCGGAAGAAAGAATCAAGTTCTATGACGTCCAGATCGTACTTGACGGCGTTGAGTATTCCTGCGACGGCGAGGCAGAGTATCAGACAGTAAACAGCTCCCGCGAGGAATGGGGAATTGAGTACGAATACGAAGACCTGGAAATCGTCGATCTGTCAGTAAAAAGATGGGACGGCTACGACTGGGTAGACGCGCCGGAAATGGCGAATGACAAACGGATCGAAGACGAGCTGATTGAAACGCTCGACTATTAAGAAAACCGCGCCGGGCGGAATCCCGGCAAGGGGGAAAGAATGGCATGGAGCAATAAGGCCGAAAGAATGGCGGATCAGGTCAACGCGGTAGACGATTTCATCACCGCATTATGGGACGCTGGCAAAATCCGAAATGTGAGCCAGCTGGATCATATAAAGGACGACCTGGAGAATCTTTTGATCAAGCAAGTCGAGGAAGCGCGGCAAGAGCTTTGCAAGACGCTTCGGGAAAATCTGGTCTACGAAATAGACCGCATGGAATAGGGGGAAGGAATGACGATTTACGAAAAACTGGCAGAGGCACGGGTGCGCTTTCAGGAATCAAACATAAAGATGACCGGAGAGAATAGTTTTGCTAAGTACAAATACTTTGAGCTGTCCGATATATTGCCTATTATCAATCGGCTAGGGAAAGAGATTGGCTTTGTTTGTCTTGTCTCTTTTAGTGACGATCTAGCATTGTTGACAGTCAAAGATATATCTGGCGAAGGCGAGATTGTTTTCACTTCTCCAATGAGCACGGCAAGTCTTAAGGGCTGTCATGAGGTGCAGAACCTCGGCGCGGTTGAAACATACATCAAGCGGTATCTATACCAGAATGCTTTTGAGATTGTCGAGGCTGACGCGCTGAACGGTACACACAATCCAAACGAAAAGCCGGAACAGAAAAGGGAAAACTCGCGCTTCGATTCAGTTGCCAGAGCGCTTCTTGAATATCTCGAGGCCGGTGTATTTGAACACCCGGAAAATGTAGAAAAGGTAATAGCTGACAAGAACCTTGCCGGAATGGAAAAGGCGCTTGCGGTTGCAAAGGAAAAGGAGGCACAGAATGGCTGATAATCTCGAACTGCTGGTAATCGAGAAAAAAGAGGGAGTTCTTCTTACGAATATCGACAAGCTCGAAACATTCGTACAGGAAAAACTCAAAGAGTACACGCCCGATAATTACAAGGGTGATGCAGACGCGGCAAAGAGAGACCGCGCTACGCTGAACACGTCAAAGAAAACTTTGTCACAGGAACGGATCAAGGTAATCAAAGAACTGATGAAGCCCTTTGAAGATTTTGAAACACGTTGCAAAGCACTTGAAAAAAACATTGACGCGGCAGCCTGTGCGCTGGATGAAATCGTCAAAGCAAAGGAGGCGGCAGAAAAAGAAGTCAAGCGAGCTGGTATTGTCGAGTTCTTTAACACCAGGCAGTTCTCACTTGTCCCGCTTGAGAAAATCTTTGACGATAAGTGGCTGAACAAGACCGTCAAGATGAAGGACATACAGGAAGAGATAGACGCGAAGATAAAAAAGATTTACGCGGACATCAAAACCATCGAAGCCTTTGGCGTAGACGTTGAAACACTCAAGCCGCTGTATCTTGAAACGCTGGACATTGGAGCGACAATCGAGCGCGGACGGACGATTCAGGAAAACCGCGAGCGACTGGAAAAAGAATCCGCAGAACGTGCCGAGCGCGAGAAGAAAGCGAAGATGCAGGAACAGCAGACGGAACTTGCACGCGAGGAAGTAAAAGCTCAAGAGCAAGCGCCCGCTGCTTCCCTTGCACAGCAAGCCGCCGGTGTTCCGGTAGACGAAGACCCGGAGATGACATACGCGCTCCGCTTCAAAGCAAAACGTTCTGTACTGTTCGCGTTGCGTCAGTACATGATCGACAATAAAATCGAATACGAGAAACTGGAGGATTAAATGGCAGACGTAAACCACGTAATTTTGATTGGAAGGTGCACGAGAGATGCCGAACTGAAATACACCAGCGGTGGTATGGCGGTGTGTAAGTTCGCAATCGCAGTGAACCGACGAAAGAAGAACGGCGACCAGTGGGTTGACGAGGCGAGCTTTTTCGATGTTGTCGCATGGGGAAAAATAGGTGAAGCGCTCAATCAGTACCTTGTCAAGGGAAAGCAGGTTGCGGTAGAAGGCGAGCTTCATCAGAACCGATGGGAGCAGGACGGACAGTCCCGCAGCAAAGTCGAAATCAACGCCGACAACATCCAGCTACTCGGAGGGGGAACCGAGCAGGCCGCGCCCGCACCATCACGGAAAGAAGAACCGCAGGGCTTCCAGGATGACTCCCTTGAGGGAATCCCCTTTTGACCATTATCCAGATCACCCCGGAGGGATACCTTGTTCTTTCCGGGGACGCTCCCGAGCAGGGAAGGAAGTACGCGCTTGAAGATGCAACGGACGGAACACCGCAACAGAATCGCGCCTTCCATCCGCTGGTGCAGGAGTTCTTTAAGTCAGGCTGTCACTCATATAACTGTTCAACTTGGCAGGAGCTGAAGGACTTCATCAAGCGAGACATGGGCGCTGGCTTTGAATCTTTTGTCTACGCGGATGAATCCGGGATGCACGAGGTAAAGACGAAGGAAGAGATTCCCGCTGGCACACCGCGTACGCATATCCGGGGCAAGCTGAAAAGCTGGTCAAAGTACACGAAGAAGGAACGCCGGGAAACGATGGATCTGCTTATATCGACAATGATACAGGCAGGAGTGAATAGCAAGAAGTTCCATGAAATACTGGACGGCATGGGGAGGACATGATGATTCCTGAATCGAAGTTCTACACACCGCAGGTATCACGCTCCGGGAAATATATCTACTACCGGTTCCCTACGAAATGGACAACCGGCGAGACGTGCGCTATCGAGCCGACAAAGACCGGTGCGGTAATCACGTTCCCGGGGACCGTCGAGCTTGTACCCGAGGCTAAGCTGGACGGCGGATACCGGTTCATGCGGGCAAAGGTTGCAGCGGGGCTACTCCCTGTCTGCAAGTATAGACTAGACCGGCACGACGACCGGCTTGAAATTGTATGGAGGTATGAGAAATGATTGCACTTTGGATTCTTATGAGCGTAGGTATTGGCGCGATTGCGGCGAACAACGGGCGGAGCTTTCTCGGCTGGACGGCATTGTCTCTTTTGCTTAGTCCAATCGTCGGCTTGATCGCAGTCCTGGTGATGGGGAAGCCGGAATGACCATTCGGGAGATAGTCACGGACTTACTAGACAACTCTCCCGAAACCGTTTTTTCCCTGTGGGGTCTGGCCGATACAGTCGGTCTCCGCAAGGGAGAACGCACGATGCCGCATACCGTCCGGGAAGCCTGCCGAGACTACGCAGACCGGGCGGGTGCGGAGTTCTACTGCGTAGACCGGAAGCGCAGTCAATATCGTTACGTTCCCGGTGTGAAGATCGCCGGGGCATTGGAGGGGAGAGAATGAGGGAGATTAAGTTTAGGCAATGGTCATCAGATCGGTTTCATTATTGGGGTTGTAATTCTGACAACTTCACTAGCCCGTTGTCAAACAGGCTAGACATACCATCAGAGCAATTCACCGGACTTCACGACAAGAACGGTAAAGAGATTTACGAAGGGGACTTGCTCAAAGAGATTGCACCACGTGGATATATTTACCGTGTTTTTGGCGTTGCTGGCGGGTTTGTTATAAACTCGTTCCAAGACGAAATTACAATGCTTCGATTTGCAGAGCCGATAGCAAATATGCAAACAGCGGGATATATTCAAGAACAATGCGAAATAATCGGCAATATCCACGAGAACCCGGAATTATTGGAGGGGAGAGAATGAAAGAGTTGGCGATAGGTGAAACCGGACTTGTTGACGGGGTGCTGGTAAAGTGCGTTGAGTGGTCTGCACAAGAAGAAGGTTGTAGCGGTTGCGTTTTTTATTCAAATACAGGCGTATGTGAATCCGTTTGGGCGTGTACCGAAGGTCGAAGGAAAGACAAGAGAAGCGTAAAGTTCATACCTGTCGATTCATGCACCTGGACACAAGACGCTGACGGGATCTGGTACACGTCCTGCGGACAGGCACATGAGTTCACCACCGGAACGCCGGAAGAAAACGATCACCTGTACTGCCCGTATTGTGGCAAGGTGCTTGACGTATCACGGCAACCCATGGTATAGTGTTTGTGAGTTGACGGGGTGGTTTCCGTTGACAAGGGTTTCCTGCACGGGATACCATACAAGAAAGACTTGCGAAACCAGTGCGACGTGCATCGCACATGATAGGACTAACCACCCTATCGGTTTCGCAAGTCTTTTTTTTATTTCCAGGGGTTGAAAAATGGAAATTGAACTATGTGGATATAAGGTTCTGATAGACGATGAAGATTATGAAAGAGTATGCAAAATTAAGTGGCATATAAAAGACAAGAAAAAAGCAGAAAAAGGGCAGTATTACTTTTGCTATACAGACAGAAAAAATGGAAGAAAAACGCTCTATCTGCACAGGTATATTATGAATTGCGATAAATACAACGGAAAAGATGTTGACCATATAAACGGGGATCGTCTTGACAATAGGAAAAGCAATCTTCGTATATGTCAACATTCGCTTAATACGTTTAATCAGCTAAAGTCAAGTAGAAACAAAACGGGATATAAGGGTGTTCATGTTAATAAAGATACAAAAAAATATGTTGCACAAATAGGTATTGCAGGGAGAAAAATATATTTAGGGTCATTTTCTTGCCCGCAAGAAGCCCACGATGCATATTGCGAAGCATCAAAAAAATATCACGGTGAATACGGGAGGACTGAATAAATGCAATGGTTCAAACATGACACTGACGCGGCAACGGACGCGAAGATTAAAAAACTTTTAATGCGATATGGCGCGGACGGATACGCAATATACTTTCACTGTATAGAGCTTATTGTCGGCAACGTATCAGAACACAATATAACCTTTGAGCTTGAACATGACGCGGAGATCATTGCGGACAATCTAAAAATACAAGGAACGTCCGATACTTCACCGGTTGACCGCGTAAACCAGATCATGCGGTACATTGTTTCGCTAGGATTGTTTGAAGAAAACAACGGTCATATATTCTGCTACAAGATATTAAAACGCCTTGATTCTTCAATGACTTCAAGCACAAAAATGAGGGCAATAATAACAAGCGCGAAACAAAGTCATGATAAAGTCATGATAAATCATGATTCAGTCATGCAAGAAGAGAAGAGAATAGATGAGAAGAGAGAAGAAGAGAAGAGAAAAGATACGCCGGATAAACCGGCTAAGCCTCAAAAACACAAACACGGGGAATACAAACACGTACTTCTCACCAGTGACGAATACTTGAGGCTATGCGAAGAATGGGGAGAGCCAGAACTACTGCGAATGATCAAAGAACTTGATGAAGGGATTGAGGTAAAGGGGTATAAGTACAAGAATCATAATCTTGCTTTGAGGAAGTGGAAGGCAAACGAAAATAATAAGCGCAATGGATATTCAAAACCTCTTCCTGTTCACAACCGCGAAACCATGTTAGACTTAGATTAAAGGAGTTAGAATGAAACATTGTGACAAGCACAATCTTGACTACGAAGAAAGAGAAAAAGAGTTTGCTGGAAGAATTATGACTTTCGGAACTTGCCCAGAGTGTGACAGGGAATATGATGAAGAGATGAGGCGTCAGGAAGAGGAAATGCAGGAGAGAGCTCGAGAAAGTGCGCGCATTCGTTTTCTTGAAAAATGCAACATAGAACCGATGTACTATGATTCAACACTCGACACTTTCATAGCTGAATCAGACGAGCAGAAAAAGGCGCTTGCATACGCTCGAGAAATGGTCGGGACGAAAGAGGGAAAACTTGTACTGCTCGGCGCGAATGGTACAGGAAAGACGCATCTTGCCGTTGGCGTGGTTCGGGAGCTTTCCGGGCGCTTATACTCGATGTATGAAATCACCACCAGGATCAGGGCGAGCTATGTATCCGGCGCGAATGAAACGGAACTAGATATTGTTGATGAACTGTCAAGGGTTGAAATGCTTGCCATTGACGAAATCGGGCGAACGAAGGGGAGCGAGGCGGAAACGAACTGGCTTTCCTACATTATCGACAAGCGGCACACGCGCAACCTACCGCTTATGCTCATATCAAACAAGCACGCGCGGAAATCATGCCCGAGCGGAGGATGTGAGAAGTGCTTGGAAAATTATATTAGCGAGGATGTCATGAGCCGACTGTCCGAGGACGGGCATCTTGTGACTATGACCGGGGAAGATTATCGCCGCAAGAAGCGAGCCGATAAGCGATACGAAGGGGGAAAGGAATGAGAGCAAGGCGTGTTCTTTGTGGGAACTATTATATTTACACAAGCGATTGGAGAAGATATCTCGGGATTCTTTTGTGCAATCTTGGTTTTCATAAAAAAAGAATAAGGAAAAACGGGAAAAGATATGAATATGTTTGCAAGCGTGAGTACTGCGAATACTGCGAAAAAATAGATAGGTGTAAGGAATGAAGCAACTGTGCCCTCACGCTTCAAGATGCTGGAAGGGCGGCGGATCATACAAGTGCGTGTACGCACCGCCGTTTTGTGATAAACCACTGATACCGAAGGAAACGGCAAAATGCAGATCGAAAACAAAGCGATAGCCTACGGGGAATACGGCAGATCATGCGCGAATTGCGTGTACCGGGAACAGCACCCAGTACGAGGTTCTGTATGCGTACTTCATGACCTGCCGACGAAGCTATACAGGTGTTGCGACGAATGGGAAGGGGAGATCGTGCCGGATCCGGTGGAAGAAGAAAACCAGGGGGAACTGTTTTGAAATCACAACCGAAAAAGAAGAAGGTCAAGAAGCTGACAGTAACAAAGGTCCAGGATGCGGTGAACTACGCTATCCGCATGAGAGACGGCGTCTGTATCAATCAGGACGAAACGTGCAAGGGGAACCTAGAAGCGTCTCACTTTTTCGGCAAGGGCGGAAACGGGGGCCTGCGATTCTACCCGCCGAACATTCACGGCCAGTGTAGCAAACATCACTTCGACCACCACCAGCGGAACCCACTTTGCTATGTGAAGTGGATGCAAGAGAACTGCCCGGAAGAACTGGAATGGATGGAGAGCGCCCGGAAACGGGTCGTCAAGTACTCCCAGCCGGTACTTCGCGATATATACGACCTAGCGCGGCGTGGCGCACTAGACGAGCTCACAGCGTACATACGCGCATTGATTGTCAACGGATAGCAACGGATGCGAAATACAGCAAGCGGACGGGTAAAATCTTAATGCTAGATATTTACCCTATTTTATTACAAAAATCGTACATAAAATGCTTGACAGAATGGCCAATGTACCCGATAATGAAAGTAGATCAAGAGAGCGGGAAACCGCGAAGGAAGGGAAAGATGGAAAAGATTTGGTGGCAGAGACTGACCGGGGAAGCGAAAGCGGAATATGAAGCACAACAACAAAAGCTGTGGAACAACGAGATCACGGAAGAAGAATCAGACGCTATTTGTGACAGACTCCGTGCTGACCTTGAAGCGTCAGAGCGCAAGCCGCTCCGCTTCAACGCAAAAAACGGCGGCGGACACTGGGTAAACGGCTTGAGTGCTACTTGTTGGGTAGATGCAGATGGTACAATTAACGTAAAAACAACCGTTCCTGGACAGGCGCAGTTTTACGAATCAATGATAGCCGACGAACCAGAATATAAGCGGATTTACGGATAAGCCGGAGCGTATCCGGCAAAGGAGAGAGTGATGAAAGGATTCAAGCAGTGGTATGTACGAATGGTGAAGCCGGAATATGCGAACCGCTCATATCGTGAGCTGGTCGAGATTTTCGGCAGTGAGTGGCGGAACACCGGGAGTATCGAGCTTCCCGGCAGAATGACAAAGACGGGAAATCCGGCGGTGTTTTCATGACCGGCTTTCGCGTACACGGCATCTGGTACACACTGTACCACGGCATCCCGCTCCCGACAGGGCGGACAGTATCGGAACACTTCGCGTATCTGCGGAGGCTGGCGTCGGTTTAGGCTGACCAGTGGAATATGTGTTAGAACGACAAACAACCGTTATTATTGCTACGGACTTTCGCTCGATAGCGGTACGGAAAGGGAAATGCTTGCCCGTGAAAAAGAATTACGCTCTATGGAAAATGGCGAAGCAGGAAACGACGGGCGGAAATTAAAGTTCTATTGCAGACTGCCAAAAAAAGATTTTATGAGCTTTTTGTCAAGGATTATGGAATAAGAGGTTCTAACAACTGCTTCAACCTGACACTTCGAGCAGGTTAAGCAAATGTTAGGTCGATTCTCGCGGCACAACAAGTTATGCCGACATCGAACGGGAGGAAAGATTATGAGTGAAGAAAGACGAGTGCGATGCAATCATTGTATGAGCACATTTTACGAAGGATATCTTGAAGATTATATCAATGCAAAAAACGAAGATGCAGAGCGTTGTCCGGTGTGCAAGAAAAGCGACGCGCTCATGGATATCACCGAGGAAGGCATTACAAGAAAATACAAATGCAAGTTATCCAAATGTTAGACCGACAATAACAAGCAAGGGGGAATCATGAGAGAATCACATAGGCTGCTGATGAAAGCTTGGGAACTGGAAGAACGGGCCGAGACCGAGCCGGACCCGATCAAAGCGCTTGAGCTTCGGAAACAGGCCGACCGGTTGCGGATCGATTCGCTGAACGCACGGGAAGAACCGTGGAGGCTGGCGCATACCGTGTTGCTGATCTGTTTCGGAGTAATAATCGTTCTTGGCTTTGCGGCGATGTGCGCTGACGTAATCGCGGGGCTTTTATGAAGCGGTATCTGCTAATAATGGCACCGCTCATGGGGTTTTTATCCGGCGGATTCGTAATTCTGGTGTACTACTTTTTCGGGTTTGGATGGCATATACTCGGTGCGTGTATGCTCGCGGGTGTTATGGACTGGTGCCTGGTCGAAATAGCGCTGGAGGTTGCGAAATGGAAAGCCCGTTAGCGTCAGTTGAAATCAATGATGCTGTTGCGCGGTTTGTTACTTCCGTAACGATAAAAGATATCAGTGACTATGAGTTCGGCAGGTACGAGGAAAGCATCATTCGTGTGTGTAAAAACAACGCGGAAAGCCAGCATCTTGAGCATGAAATCAAACGTGCTGCCTTAAAGTACGTTGTCAGCTTCCTTGAACTGAACGAACGCGCTAGAATCCTTGCCCGCGACGTGTACGAAATCGCTGATCGGTATAGCACGGACGATGGTTTGAAGCAGTGCCGTATCTGTGGAAAGCGCTTACCGATTGCCCTGTTTCGTCAACGTGCCAGCGGTAGCTATGAGACGGCCTGTTGGGACTGCGAGAGAGAAGAAAAGAGGCAGTATCAGGCGGGAAGGCAGAGAAAAAGAGCTTGCGCGCTGGTGTAGGCTGTGGTAGAATGGACGCAGTAGGGGTGTACCGGTGCACACTCACCGGCTTGCATGGGGCGTGGGCGGACTGGGAAGCCGCTTAGCAAAGGGTAAGATGGACGTGCTATTCCGCGATCAAGTATCGGCGCGAAACCTTCCGAAAGGAACGGGCGAAGACCGACGGGTAACCCTGTAAGGTTCCATTGGTGCAAGGTTCGAATCCTTGCCGCTCCAAGATGCTGAAGCGGACACGATTCCGGCAGTAGGCATCCCCCGGGAGCTGTCCCTATAAAAAACAGCGTACCAGTGATGCAGGGCTTGTAGTCGGTTACACATTGCCGACTTCATGCGAGACATGGAAGGCCGCTCCTTGTCCTTCTTAATCGGGTTCGATTCCCGATGCTGGTAACGTGCTTGACGGTTCAAGTAAGGTATGGTAGACTGGAATAGTCAGGGATGGCGACCTTGACAATCGGCCTTGCAAGAGGCGATAATAGCAGAGGGTTTATAGGATGTAGCAGCGCTTGCACGTTGCTAATCGGCCAGCCAGCCGAGCATCCTATAAGCCCTTTTTGTTTTGTGAGTGCGTAATGATAGAAATGTTGCACACCAACTGCATGGATTACATGGCGACCCTGCCGGATAAGGCGTTCGATCTGGCGATAGTTGATCCAGAATATGGAATACAGCTAAAAGGACCATGCGGGCATTCTCAACAATGGGGAGGGATTCAGTCGGTTAATGGAAAGCCTCCAGATTATTTATATTTCAAAGAACTTAAAAGAGTGTCAGAAAACTACATAATATGGGGTGCTAATTATTTCAATATCGAGGGACATCGTTGCGTTATTGTTTGGGATAAAGGGGAAACAATGTACGGACGTTCGTTTTCCGAATGTGAAATAGCCGAGGCAAGTTTCAACGAAGTTTCAAGAATTGTTAAAATACCGCCTAATCAGTTTGATAAAATCCACCCCACACAAAAACCCGTCGCCCTGTACAAATGGCTCCTGTCACGATACGCCAAGCCCGGCGACAAGATTCTCGACACCCACGGCGGTTCTGGATCAATCTGTATAGCCTGTCATGACCTCGGCTATGATTTAACGTGGATGGAGCTTGACGCGGATTATTACAAAGCAGCCTGCAAGAGATACAAAAACCACGCGGCGCAAGCGTCATTATTTGATCCGGTTGAACTCACGAAAGAAACGCAAGGAGGTTTATTTTGATTAACATGATTCACGGTGACGGAATGGTTCAGCCAAATATAATGCAAGATAGACTACAAGAGCTTTTTCCTGTTCACTACCGAAACGGCAACATTCTTATGATTAACGCCGACTGCATGGAAGTGATGAAACATATTAAAGATAATGAGGTGGAGCTTTCTTGCGTTGACCCGCCGTATGGGATTGGGGACAGGCTTTCGGACGGTGGTGGAAAACTTAAGAACACTCCGATGGCGGTACTGTATAGAGAATCAAGCAAATGGGACACAGCCCCGAAACAAGAATACTTTGACGAATTGTTTCGCGTATCGAAAAATCAGATAATCTGGGGCGGAAACTATTTTAATTTACCTCCTTCCCGCTGTATGATTTGCTGGGACAAGTTACAAGAAATGCCAACGCTATCAGCGTGGGAGCTTGGGTGGACCAGCTTTGACAAGCCATCTAAAATATACAAGCAATCGTCTACCGACATAAACAGACTCCACCCCACACAAAAACCCGTTGCTCTATACAAATGGCTCCTGTCCCGATATGCCAAACCCGGCGACCGCATCCTCGACACCCACGGCGGGTCTGGTTCAATCTGTATCGCCTGTCACGACCTCGGGTATGATTTGACGTGGATGGAGCTTGACGCGGATTACTATGAAGCGGCTTGCAAACGATACCAAAATCACGCGGCACAGGCGTCATTATTTGATCCGGTGGAGCTGACGAAAGAAACGGCACCGCAGGAATTGTTTGACTAGACCTCCCCGGCAAGACCGGCAAAGGAAGGACAAAGATGGTATCAGAGATTGAAGCGATGAGGCAGGACTTTGAAAGAGCGCATTCCGCAACCAGTTTTTCACCGGAAAGACGGGCGGCATCATGTGTTCAGGATTTTTCAAGTGAGCTTGAAGCTGATCTGCGGTCACTCGGTGGAAGTGCGGGGAATTACAAGGAGAAGTACCTTGCGCATCTCCGGAAGTGGACAGCCGCGAAATCCTGCACAATGTCACCGATGATTACCGGACCGGCTAACTTTCCGGCCGAGCGTAACCGCAAAGCGTTTGAACGAGAGCGACGAGCATGGGAAGAGTTTCAAGCGTGGAGAGAGCGATACATTAAACGGGCAAAACGTGTACCTACAAAGACCCCGGAAGAAGAGATTGACGATGCATTGATACGGCTTGAGAAAGAACGGAACGCGCATACGCTCATGGTAGAGGTGAACAAGATCCACCGCCGGAAGGTAAGCGACGAAGAAAAGCGGAAAGCCTTTGCAGAGGAATTGGAGCTTGCTCCGGAACTGGTCGAGAAGCTCATGGAGCCGGATTGCTTTGGTAGGTGTGGGTTTGCATCTTGCTCACTTACGAACAGCAATGCCCGGATCAAAAATCTTGAACAGAAACTGCTTGTCATGAAAGCACGGATTGAACGCCGGGACACCTTCGAGAAGATAGAGTTTGACGGAGGGACGATTGACATTGAGAATGACCGGGTTGTTATACGGCACGATGAAAAGCCGGAGCCGGAAGTTATTCAGGCACTCAAGGCAAACGGATTCCGCTGGTCACCGCATTGGAAGTGCTGGTGCCGGAAACATACCGCGAATGCACTGCGGGCGGCAAAAATTGTCTGCGGAATAAAGTAACCGCGTTTCCCCGGCAAGACCGGGGCACGCGGAAGACCGCGAAAGGAGAGGAGTGAATCATGAGGAGGCGACAAAATGACAGTATTTCCATTAGTAATTAGCTGGTTTTTGACATTCGGGTATGTCCCCGAAATGGCTGATTTCGTTGATGTTAAAACCGCAGAAATCGACAGCGGTAGAATCGCAACCGTTGCGCAGATCGGATTATCTGCGTCAACCGAAGACGAACTTTTTACCATTTACACCGACATGCAAAACTTTCAATATGCCCCGGATGGCAGCGGCGGGAAATTCAAACCATTCCGCATTGACTATTCTATCGGGTTCCAGATCAAACCAAACGACAACATCCGTTTCAACATTGAACATGAATGTGATCACCCCGTACAGAATAAAACAATGTCCGCCGGTGAATATCGGTATGGGTCAAATCTTACGACAATATCCGTGACATTAAGCGGACAGACAAGACTTTTCGGAGGTGAATGAATGAACGAAGAACTTACAAGGGTGTTTGAAAAATATGAACTTAAAGCAATGATTGTATACTACAAAAATAATGATTGCTCAAGAAGAGTTGCGATAGAGCTTGCCACCTCCCTGCTTGCGGAAATGGACAAGCCGAAGGTGTGGGACGGCGCGCCGGAATGGGCGACGAATGGAAGAGTGTATTGGACAAACGGATTCGACAAAGAGATGTATTCAAAGCTATACACCCGCGAGATACCGAAAACCCGCGCCAGACAGATAGCGGAGAACATTGTACGCGGAATAAACGATGAAATCCACAGCGATCCAAAGGACATCGAATACGTTGAAGGTGTTCTCAAAAGATACGCGGAAGAACTCAAGGGGGAAGCATGACTCTATTTGAACAGGCGGTAAAGACATACGGAGCAGAAAGCCAGGTGCGCAAAGCAGTCGAGGAACTGACAGAATTATCTGTTGCACTGCTTCACTCACTGGATGGACGCGGGGACACGGAGAACATACTCGAGGAAATGGCGGACGTGGAAATCATGCTTGAACAGCTTCATGTCATATTCGGCTATGGTGACTATCGGCTGGTCAAAGAGTGCAGGCTAGCAGAGAGGCTGAAAGGATGAACATTCTATCCGTAACCATCCCGGACGAAATCTGCTGTCCGATCTGCGAGACCAGGCATAAGGTGAGCGAGTACATAACCGTCTACACAAAGACCCTGGACGGGCGTATACTCAAGAGCATGATCTGCCCTGGCTGTCATATATCGCGCGGGTACGTGGTGGATAAGGTAGAATAGCACTTGCTTATCAGCGAAAGCCATGATACTATCAATCATTCCTTCTTTCCTTGCCCGCCGGTAATTCCCTGCAGCCGGGCTTCTTTATGTCACTTGCCGGAATAGGGAATATGCGGTATAATGGGAGCATGGGGGAAGCATGAAGAAAATCCAGATACTAGGCAAGGAATACAAAATTGAATACGTGGACAACAAAACACTAGGAGGTAACTTCGGGGACTGTAACACCTCTAACGCCTATATCAGAATAAACAAAGACATTACGAAGCAACAGCAGGAAGATACTTTGCTTCATGAAGTCATCCACATAATCAGCGATGAAGTAACACTTGAGCTCACAGAGGGGCAAGTGGGACGACTGGCAACCATTCTTTATTCTATCGGGGTAAGGGTGCATGGCTAAAGACAAAGCCCCGGACAGACAGATACAATTCGCACAGGAGTACGTTGTTGACTTCAACGGGAAGCAGGCGGCTATAAGAGCCGGATACTCCGCAAAGAGCGCTGAAGTGACTGCCTGTAAGATGCTAAGAACGGCTAAGGTGCGTTCAGAGATTGAACGGTTGCTTGCGGATGATGTTGGAAGACGGAACGAGATACGTGAGCGCAATATAAATGAGCTTTTACCATTAGCATATACTGATGCGGCTGTTGAAGTAAAAAGAGACAAAGACGGAAATGTCATTGAGG